CTTTTATCTTTCGTTAGAGTTATGCAGAGAAATAAATTCTTATTTGAAAGTGCTCCTGGCATAGAAGCTCAATGTAAAGAGTGGCATACTCTGTACAAATATCTGACATATTTCAATGAATCTAATTGTGTTTTTGGTGATTTTAAGGCTTTTGATACGTCAATGCCGCCAGAATTTTTACTAGCAGCATTTGATATTATCATTAGATTCCATAAATTGGCTGGTTGTTCCGATGAGCATCTTAAAGTCATAACAGGCATAATGTATGATGTTGTTTATGCATATGTTGACATTAAAGGTGACTTACTGCAATTAGTTGGTAAGAATCCTTCTGGCCATGCTTTAACCGTCACCATCAATAGTGTTGTCAATTGTTTGTATATGCGATACGCTTATGTGCTTAACAATCCTGACAAAATATGTACTGATTTCAAAGATAATGTGCATTTAATTACATATGGTGATGATAATGGCATGAATGTAGCTGAGGGTTGTACTTGGTTTAATCATGTCTCGATAAGTCAAGCATTAGCCACTATTGGTGTAACATATACTATGGCTGATAAAACGTCTGAGAGTGTGCCATACATTAACATAAGTGAAGCCAGTTTTCTTAAACGGAAATTTAGGTATGAAGCAGATGTTGATGCATATGTGTGTCCTCTAGAACCAGATTCTATTATTGGCAGCTTGATGATAGGTGAAGCTAGCAAATTTGTGTCAGATCAATATCAGATTTGTTGTGTCATGACTGCCGCTAATGATGAGTGGTTTTGGCATGGCAAAGAGATATTCATGGAGTGGCATGAAAGATTGCTATTATATATAGATCATCTTTGGTTAGATGATTACATGCCATGTGAATTAGCTTCTTGGGATGATCTAGTTAAGAGATACATATCAAATTCAGAAGCATATGAGAATAATCCAGATATTGAAAAGTTTGAGTATCAAAGTCTTCAGGAGACAATATTAAATGAAGATTTATGGGATACAGCAAGGCTTATTAGCGCCGGTGCGGTCAGCGTTGCCATTGTTGGTTTCTCTTTAATCTATTCATGGTTGGCTCTTGAAGATACTAGTCAATACGATCAATTGCAATTATTTCAACATACATATGTGTGTAACCAATTGTTATTGTTTATGATCCATTTCTTTGCATTGGATATAGCCTTCTATTGTAACACATATATTATATATGTGCTTTGGTTGTGATGACTTTATTCTTGAGTATATCACCTCAAATATATTTCGG